ATCCCGCTGGATCTGGATCCTGGCTTCGATCTCGGCGTCTGAGAGATCCTCGAACTGGTCTTCATACTTCGCGATGCGCTTCATGTCCCCAGTCAGGGCAGCGGAGATCCTCCCCTGGAGTTCGGTCATCTGCTTCTCGCGGCGTGACTGAACGACCTTGCCAGCGGCGGCACCAGCGGCAACCTGGCCCCCACCGATGACGGTTCCACCGATCACGCCACCTCGGAACGCACGCGCCAGTTCACCGAACGTGAACTCACCGCGCTTTCTGGGGTCGACATCGACGGCTGATTGACCAATCTCAGTGACAACTTCCTCAAGACCTTCGACGGCTGCACCAGCCGCGAACGCCCCGGTGACTTTCGCCGCACGCCCGACTGCGAGAGACTTGAAGTACTTGCGCGAAACATGCTTCCCGACTTCGGTGGTGATCCTTCGCTTGATCAGGAGTGATCCGATCCCACCAGTGACTGCACCTGACAAGCCTTCGACTCCGGCTTCGATAAGAGCCGACAACCTGGCCGTCTTGTCGATGGCGTCGTCGATTTGACCCATCGGCATTTCGAGGCCAGCCGCCTTGTACTCAGCAGCGATCTGGTCAATCTGGAGTTCAGCGCCGTAGCGAGCCCGGCTCTCTGCGGCGGCGTACCCGCCGGCGGCTCCCCCGATGAACATGCCAGCCTGGGGGGGCAACCCGACCAGAGCCCCAACGGCGGCACCAGCGACAGTCGTCCCCATGACGGGGAGTGATTCGACGGCGGACTCGACATCGCCGACGAGCCAGTTGGGCTGCTCTTCGGGACGCATTCCGCCAGTCACTCCACGCTTCAGTGCCGCTTCAGATGCATCGCCGAATTCGTTTTCGAGTGTGGCGTCCATCGCAGTCACGCCACGGGTGAACGCAAGCGCACCGCGAACGACCAAGTCGGAGAGCATGTTGTCGCCCATGACCGACTGGATGGATTGTTCGTATGACCTGGCTGCGATCTTGCCGAGCATTTCCCCCGTCCCACGAAGCGGCTTCTGCTTGGTGTAGTCGGATCGGCGCAGACTCTCAGGGATGTGTATGCGTTTAGCCTGGGCATCACCCTTGCCTGTCTCTTTCAGAACCCAGGCAGGTATCTTGAAGTCAGGGCTTGCGGAAGTTTCGTCTTTGTTCTGCAACACATCTGCGGGAATATGCAAACTGGGTCTATTCATCTGCGTCATTTTTTGTCCAGCTTAAAATTCGTCTGCGTTACTTGCGTGAGGTAGCAATTCTTGTACGAGTTGTTCCGGGTCAGCTTGGAGCCTTCGCTGGATGTCGTCTTCTGTTGTTCCAAGGATTTCCGCAGCTTCACGGATAAATGTTTGCCTGTCATTGTCGCTGGTTGCTGGCGATTTTTTGTCAACACCGAACGGCATTTTGTCGTTAGGGGCTGGCTGGCTCATACCTTCAACGAGCTTGTCGATGTGCATCTGGGCTGCTGCGCCACTTGCTTCATTGCCTTGCTTCCGCAGAGCAAGTTCGTTCAAGAGAATTACATCGTCTTGAGTCAAGGGCTGCGTGTAGCCCATTTCTTGAAGAGCCCTCGACCATGTGTTGATGTAGGCTTTCAGAGAACTTCCTTCGCCAGTGACCTTCTCAAGTTTGATATGCCCACCTGACGGGAGGTAAGTCCCCGCCGAAAGCGTGGTGTACAAATCTTCAAGGATCAAATTTGCAAACTGCGGGTCCATATCGACTCGCTGGCTGAGACTCATGCCGTAGTTTTCTGGTCTGTCGCCGATGATTGTGTCCATTGCCGCTGTGATGTTTCCGTAAAGCCTGCCTTGTAGATCCGATTCGGTTCTTTGTGTGGGCCTGTCAGGTTGCTTCGAGTCGTCCGCGTTCTTTTTCATCGATGACAATCGACTCTTGATGAAGTTACGCACTTTGGACTGCTGGGCTCCAGCCATTCGAAGCGTCTCGCTCTTGACAGCATTCTGTGCCAGGGCGAAAGCCTCCTTCGGCTTGCGGCGTTCCAGCTTGATCACATCGTTGACCAGGAGCGCAGCACCCTCGGGATCGCGCTCGAACATTGAAGCCATCAGCGGCGCGAAGAGTGGACCCTGGCTGACCGAGACCTGCTCCAAGGCCGTCTGGAACTTCGGAGCCATCTCGTTCTGAAGCGCCTTCCGCTTCATGTCTTCTTCGATCTTCTGACGCATTTTTTGGCGACCAGTAGTACGCGCCTTTAACGATGCCAGGTAGGTCGGCATCGACACCATCATGACCTGGCGGCTGCCGTCTGGTGCTTTGAATGCTACCGCTGGCTTGCCTCGAACTGATCCGAAATCAAGCATTTCAAGACCGCGAGGATCGCCAGTACTGAGAGACTTGATTGCCCTGGAGTCAACATCGGCTTCGACTCTTGAGTCAGTCAGGCCGCGAAGAATGGGATTTGCCTCTTCTCGGGTGACTCGCCGCTTTGGTTGTCTGGTCACACCAGCAGTGATCCCGTCTACTGTTTCTTGTTTCACTATTCGAGTCCTGTGTTAAGTGTAATGGTGGGGTCAGTTAGTTTCGGACCCTCTGGCATACCCTTGGCGTGCTGCATTGCTTTGACTGCCATCATGAATTCTTTGCCGTTTGGCTCAACCATTTCGAAATCAGAAGTCGGGTCCATTCCGAAGTAGTCTTCCTCATTTGCAATGGCTTGAGCCCGTTCGAGATCAAGTTGCTGCGCTTGATACACAGGTGACATCGCGCCTTGCATTGCGGTACCGAACATTCGTCCCGCTGGATGATTCGAAGCAGCCGCGCCATCGGCTACACCAATAGCGAAGCCACGGAATGCCTGTGCAATTGGGTTGTATTCGTTTGCCATTGTTTTATGTCCTAAGTCTGTTTGTTCATATATTTATTGTGGATTGGCAGCCGCTGCCCCGGCAGCGCCACCAATGCCTGCGGTAGGACCACCGATGAGACCCGCGACAGCACCAATGCTTCCGCCGATTAGAGCCGATCCCAGGTTGAATCCGGTTCCCACGTTTTGTGCTCTGGCCTGTTCGCCTTGCATCATGTTCGCCGCCATGCCTGATTGCGCGTTGAATACGTTTCCGTATTGACTGTTCATCCCTGCAAACTGCGTCCCCGTGTAGTTGCTTTGAAGCTGGGCCAGGGTGTTTGCAAAGTTGCTGCCAGCAGAGAAGAGGTTGCCTGCTGCGCCTGATTGCGCGTTGTAAAGGGCAGTGGTCTGGCCTCCGACCAGATCGGACATCATCATGTTTTCACGTTCGCCCAAGAGGCCAAGCTGCAATGCTCCTTCTTGTTCGACAGCGTTGAGAGTGCTTTGGCCGAATGAGGTGTTGCCAAGGCCGGTGAATGCGTTTGCTGTCCTAGTCGACGCAAGCTGGCGCTCAGTCCCCTGGCGTATTTGTTCGCGGCTTGCATCAAATCCCTGGCTTGCAAATTCTCTCTGTTCGGCGAAACCGCTTTGCAATTCCTGGATTGCTCCTGAAAGCGCATTCCTGTACTCGCCAATCGACCCCTGGTACATGGCGGTGTACTGCTCCATGTTCTCAGAAGCCATGTTGCTGAACCAATCCAAGGCGTCACTCATCATGGAGTCATAGTTGTCTATGTACCCCCCCATCGATGAACTGTATTGAGACATCGACTGCTTTAGCATGTCGTCTCGATCGCCTTCGTCGCCAAACAAGTCAGTCAGGAAGTCCATTAGTCGTTCACCTTTCTGAACGGTCCACCTGGAACAAGGTCGATCGACATGTCCTCAAGCGCCCAGGATTCGTCATTTCCACTGATTTGGAAGTACAAGTCCGGCGTTCGTAACCGGACTCTGAAAGAGTTGTTTCTTCCTGCACTCAAATTGAATGTTGCAAGTGGAGCGTCTGGTGAACCGGAAGTATCACCAGAAGTTGTAACGAAGGAAATATTCGCAGTATTCAAATCGGAAATAGGTTCCAGGTCTGCGTCGAACAGTTTCGCCGGAACCGTTGTCGCGCCCGTCTCCTTAAACAGTGGATATCCATCTGCGGCGTCGTAGCAGATTATCGCTCCGGCTTGCTGGTCGTAGGAAATGACCCATCGGTTCGGCCCGAAGAGGAACGTCTCACCCGAATTCAGGTTGGCAACGTAGCTACCATCTGGCGGCACGGCGTAGCCAGCAATCAACCGTGCATCCAACGTCCCCGCTGTTCCACCTGTGATTGTCTTACTTCCGGTGCCTGGGAAGATATTCCCCGCCGTCCCCTGCTCGTCCCCTGTTACCGTTCCATCAAACACACTTGATGCGCTACCGCCTTGGGCTGACATGATTGTCAGGTCAGTGTTGAACACGGTTACATCTGTGCCAGCAAGGTCTGCGGCTGTCACCGCGTTGATGTCAAAGACATCGAGCCTGGCAATGTTTGTCGAGTTAGTAATACCAATATCAGACTGCGTGGTACTTGTAGCGCCAGGGTTCCTGGAGGTTGTGTTGGTATCTGATCCGACAAGAGACGCGGTTGTACGGGGTATGGTTCGATCGAGCAACATGGATGTAGTGACCTGTGCGCCAACTACTTCAAACATGGGAATGATCTGGTTATCTCTGATCCATTCGAACAACGTATCCAGCCACGCCGTGCGAACTGCAATCGACTTGTTCTGCTGATTGTCGTAGAACGCTTCGGCAGAATCCATGTAGCTGGCGCTCGGCAAAGCGGCTGTAAGTTTGCCGCCAGTCTTTGTGTCGAGGTCTTCCCAGAATCGTTCCCAATGGTTGATACCTGTACCCGTTGGGTTGTTGGGATCGCCGTAAACATTCGTCGAGGCGTTGTAGTTGCCAGCCCAGTAGTCACGCTCGTTGACGCTCAGAGGATTCGTTCCATCCCAACTGTCCCGCGATCGCTGGAATGCACGGCTCATTTGATTGAATAGAAGCGGATACACGATGACTCCACCCAGGGGCGTTGTCTGGTAGGGCCGAACAAATGTTTCCCTGACTTGATCTTGTGGTATCAGTTGTGCTTGGTAGGCGTAGGGATTCCCGGCAGTACTGTTCTTGTGGCCGATGATGGTGTACCAGTACGGGAACAGAGGTGGGAGGCTTGCTTCGTTGTGAGCTTTGGCCTGTTCCTGGATCAGGGCCGTGCGAAGCAGTGTCTCGCCGTACAAGGCAACGTCGTCAATGTGTGCGTATTGCTGTGCTGGAACAGGGACAAAGTCAAGCCCACCTGGTCCGAGTAGGCGCGTTGTATTCGCCTTGAACCGGCGTATGATTTCGTTCTTGATGAGCGTTGAGCAGTTTCCGAACTCAGTCTTGTTCGGCTTCAAGTACGTCGTGACTCGCCCATCAAGAAGTTCAACTTCTCCAGTGAGCACTCGGACCAGCGGTGGGATGTGGGGCATTCCGTACCACCCCACCTTGCATCCAAACTCGTCACGCAAACGCTGCGAGAGACGGACAATCTGATCACATAATGTCAGGAACTCCTGGCGCTTCGCTGGTGTGGCCGAGTATGTGCTGTTCGGGGTTTGATCGTCGTAGTAAAGCCAGCCCCAATCCTTGAGCGGTGGAACGTTTCCGACACCATCTTCATTGGTCTCCTGGTAAAAGCCTGCTTCGTAATCAACCGTCAGGTACTCGCCTTCCAGGCTGAGTGGCATGTTGTATCCATCCATCCTTGATCGGATGAAATTTACAAGCCCATCGTCGTCAAAGTCTTTAATCGGTGATCGGTTCGCATCTGAAGGCTGGATGTACCCGTTTATGTATTGCCCATACCAGGGGTGGTTTGTGTCCCCGTTCGACTTTGTCGACGCTGTGTACTCGGCGTTGTACACCCCGATATGTTTTTTCAATCCGTCGGCCATGACCACATGTGCGCGGGGATAGATTGGATCGTTGTTATCCGAGGACTCGGTGTTCACCGAATACCATTCGACTTGTGACAGGTTTGGAACACTGATTGAGTCAGAATCGTCTTGTGCAGATGCTTGATCGTTGTTCTGCAACTGCACCCGAATGTCTCGAAGCAGAAGCCTCTGAGACAAGTCATCATTCACAGGGCCGATCATCAACCTGGTTTCGAATGCTTCTGGGGCAGTATCTTCAACGGTATACGCGGTCGAAGCAGTCACACGCTTACCGTCTGAAGAGAAGACGCCCTGATTGGGCTGTGTCGATATCCGACCAGTCGGTCCTGCCAGCCAAATGGTTTCGCGTGCGGATTCACTAAATTTGAACTGGGCGAAATGAGTGGGGTTTGGAATACGGCTATCGGCAATGGTAAACGGCCACCATGACTGTGTGTTTAGGTGGTACTCCAGGTGATTGCTTATCTCATTCGCATTAGACCTGGACAGAAAAACCTGTAGTGACGACCGTGATTCGTTGTAGACGATCAGGGTGTTGTCAATTTCATCGCGGTCTGTTCGCTGGAAGAATCCATCAAGCGCACCAGCGGTGATACGGTCCCCCCTGTCAATGTTGAAGTCGTTTGGCCTGGCAATGTAGACGCCGTCGTTGCCGACCAGGAAAGCGGACTTCTCCGGCCCTTCGCATATTGCGTTTGGCCCGACGACACCCACTTCTCTGGACAATAGCTGGAGTGTTGCACCAGTGAATATGGGGTCACGGTCCAAGTAGCTTATGGAGTCTCTGCAACCAAGGAGGAGGCCACCAGACCCGAACGGAACGACGCACTTGATGTGGTCTCCGAGCTTCGAGTACTCGGGAGAGTTTCCGCCACCGATTCCCTGTGCGGCACTATCCAGTCCGGCTGTTGCTGTGAATACTTCCGGGTTGGCAACTGCGCTTGCCACCCACAAATTCGGGGTTGCGGTAAACCCTGAGATGACAATACGGGCTCCCCACACGCACATGAGTGTTCCGTTGGCGATTACATCTGCTGGAGACCAGGGTACGAGCACGAGGGATGTTTGCGACAAGTCAATCTTGAAGTAGTTTGCACCGTCAGCCAGGTATGCGAAGTTCTGGAATTGGACCATCGCTATGCGATTATTGGTGGCCGAAAGGTCGGTGGTGTTTCCCCCAGAGCCCTGGAAGGGAATTCGGTTGGGTTGCGGGCCTTCGGCAACACAGTCGTAGACCTTGCCGTCTTGAATTACCAGGATTCGCTCAAGCAAGATGTTGTTTCGGTACACCTTGTACGCCATCATCCCCTGGATAGGCTTGTCTGCTCCGTCGCTCGTTGGTGGCGATTTGAAATCCGCAACTACACAGAAGCCCTGGCGCGATCCAATTCGGAGTCGGCCTTCCCAAACATCGTAAGGGACAACATTTAACGCACGCTTGGTGTAGTCACCTGCTTGTTGTCGGTACGACGGGGTGTCTGAGTACCCCCTGAGTGGTTGTTGCAGTTTTATGTATGCCATCAGATTTTGATCATGTAGTTCAGGACTATGGTCGGCTGAACGTTCGGGTGAGACCCGCCCCCGCCAAACGAATCTGTCCGACCAATGTTTGGAGTAGCGGCTGTACCCATTAGTCTATATCCCGTGAAGGTATTAGAAGTATCGCCCTGTTTAACAACCACAGGTTTGTCGGCATCTAGGGCCTCAAAAGTAGTACTGGATGTGTGTACAGAAAAGTGGGAGTGGGCTGGTACTTGCGTGCTGCCCAACGTGTGTGCTTGTGTGCCGCCGGTTGAACCCAAGGCCGTGCCAATGGTTGATAGGTTCGACGTTCCGGAACTGCCGACACCGGCTGTTCCACTGTTCATGAAGTCTGAACCAGCGGGAACACGCCCACGGAGGTCAGGCAGGTTGAATGTAGTTGACACACCATCTTGGTCAGTCGTGCCTGCGCTGTGTGAGGTTCCGCCGTATACCCCGGAAATTACGGCGTGCAACTCCTTGAACGTGAAGGTGTTCAAGGCAGCGCCGTCGCAGAGTTTGAATCCGGCTGGAGCCGTCTGTCCTGCAAACGGAAGAACAGTGCCAGTCGGCAGCAGGAACGGAAGGACATTGCCAGCTAGGTTGTTGGCCGTAACAGTTGTGGCCGTGACACTAGTCGCAGTCACATTCGTCGCGGCAACGTCGTATGCGGTAATGTTCCCCCTGACAGCGAGGTCTTTGTTCGTTGCTGCTCCATCCTCTCCAGTACCGATCGTGCAGTTGTCGGAAGCTTCGTATCCCTTTAGAGCGACGAGCCTCGTGTTCGCCAGGAGAGTATCTTGGGTACTGCCAGAGACCCCCAGGCTGATCAACCCACTGAAGGTTGGGCCTTCGAGAGGCGCATAGTTGTTCGCACCACCCATTTGGTTCTCGCCCGGTGCGAATGCAAAGTTCAGGTTCGCCCATGTGTTGATGCCGTCTCCGATTTTCAGGCACTGCTGTTGTATTAAGACCGCAATGCCGAGGTTGGTTTCCGCTGCAAACTTAATTGCAGCGCCAGTGGCATCTGTCGTGTTGATGGCGATTTCACCTTCAAGCAGAACCTGGCTGGAGTTCTGCCAGTTCGCGTAGGTGTCTCGCCGGGTTTGTATTCGGTACGTTGGCATGGATTACTTCTTGCCCTTCTTCCGCATGGTCTTCTTCTTTGTTGAAGTTGCGGCCTTCTTTGCGGCGGCTTTTCCAGCAGTGGTGTATGCGTATCGTTTTCCATTTACCTTTGGCATGGGATTCTCCTGTAATCACTTTGTAGTGAAGTCTTCTTCTTCTTCTTCTTCGTCGTCATCATCGTCGTCGTCTTCAAGCGCATCCATGAGCTTGTCGATCGGGTCTTGTTGCTCTGGCGTTCCGCCCCAAATGAGCGAATGCTTTGCGTCTTCGAGTACGCCGATGACCGTGAATGGACTGATATCAAACTCAATCATCCAGTTTTCGATCATTGTTTCGAGAGTTTCTCTGAGCTTTTCAGCGGCGGTTTTCATCGCGGCATCTCTCTCAATTCTGCTGTCCAACTCTTTCCAGTAATCTTCGAAGGCTTGTCCCAGACTGCTTCGATGACGGCCATTCCCGCATTCCAGGCGGATGTGTCCAGCCTCTTCGCGTAGTCTGGCTTCAGCGGCCCGCAAGTCCCCACGTTCATGTGGTAGTACGGAAGCTGGATCTTCGCTGACCTCTTCGCTCTGGTCACTCGGACTGGTCGGTGGGTGTGTCCCCGCACAGTGAGTGCATGTGGTTGCCATCCACACATGCCCACCATTTGCAGTCCCTCCATCTCGTCCGATGCAATCGACGCATCGAAACCATGAAAGAGATGAACCGCTCCTATGCGGTACACACAACGCGCTGATTTTTCGTATGGCATCCATTGCCAGGCTCGGTATGAGTTGGCGAACTCCGGATGCTTGCGCCAATCGACAAGACTCAGAAGAGCACGGTCGATCCGCCTGGGATCCATCGACAGTATGTTGTCGTCGTGATTCCCCATGCACGCAACAAGTTTCACATTCTTCGGGACAGCAGCCCGCAAGCAATCCAGAAAGGAACTTGCTTCCCGGAACTCGTCTTCCAGGGTGTGAGTGTCGTTGCGGGGGTGTACGGAACTGCATGAGCCTTCGTGGATGTCGCCCAGGTGGACGAGGTGTGTGAGGTCTTTGATTTCGGAGAGAGTGGCGAGTACCCAGTCCTTGGTTTTTTCAGGTGTAAAGGGAGCGTGAGAGCAGGAGATTGCTGCGATTTTGGCTTTCTTCTTCCCCATGCTTTCTCATTACGGCGTTGGCATAGTCAGGGCAACTGTGTCGCCGTTGCTTCTAGTGAATGGTTGCGTGTAGACAACTGTCCAACTGTTTGAACCGTTATCCGTTACTGCCGTGACCGCGTTCGGCTGCGTTCCAAGTGTTGTGAACATCCCGACTCTTGGCTGCTGTCCTGATGGGAACGTGCCTGTCCATGTCGCACTGGCGGGTCCACCCACCCCTGAACTAACGATCGTCTGGACAGTGTCCACTCCGACAGGAGCGGTCAGGTCAAAGGTGAGTATGAAACCGTCTGTAGCATCATCAATTGATGAACCGCGTGTAAGCGTTATGGTTCGGTTGCTGTTGCCCGTGTTTCCTGCGACTTCGATCAGGAATGTACTACCACCTGCCGATCGTCGGGCATCGATTGGATAGTAGATGATGCTGGTGTTCTGAACCGAAATTGCGTAGCCGCGTATATCGATTAGCTCACAGAAGGAGTTTGCGTTTGTTGGAAGTGTCAAAGGAGACGCACTACTCACATCCGCAGATGGTTTCATGAAGAACGTTTTTCGATAGACGTTTGCAAGTCCTGCGTTCAGGTTGTTAGCCGGTGAACCTGCCGCTGCATAGTGGTCAGGACTCCACGCCTTCTTCCTAAGCAAGACAGGCGTACCACCCATGGTGGCAGTCGATGTCCCAACCCCACCCGGAGGGATGTATGCGTCGTCAGTAGTTGGTGTGTACGTCGAGCCGGAACTGCAAACAAGGATCTGCCCTGCTGCACCAGATGGCAGGGAGCCTCCGCCACCTCCGCTGGTAGCGTCTGCTTGCGGCTTCCAGGTTGAATCTGAAGTGTCATACTTCAAGACCTGGCCGTTGGTCGGATTCGTACTACTAACATTCGACAAGTCTGCAAGTGCATGGGTGTGGTTGGTGGCCGACTTGCCATTTAGTTCGGTCTGAAGGTTGGTGACTTCACTAATGGGGTGAACGTGTGAAGATGCAGCAATCCCTGCCTCGGCGAGAGTTCGGTTTGTCCAGGCATCATTGTTTGCGTTCCTCATGATGACTTCGTTGGCACCAACCGACGAAATCGTCACATCAGAAAGGTCGTTCGTCCCCAGGTTGACCGTCTCGCCGGTCTGACCGTTGATGCTCTTCGGCCTAGTGACAGCGGTCCAAGCGGATCCGCTCCAGGCAATAAGCTGGTCGGTAGCAGGCGTGGCTGCCGTAACATTCGACAGATCGTTCAGAGCCAGGGTGATTGTCTGGTTAGACCATGCGCCGAGACCGTTGACTTGGAGTACCTGATTGGCAACCGTCGACGATACTGTGACACCTTGGAGGTCGTTCAAATCAAGGACAACAGTTCCAGTCTCACCATTGACTGAGTTGACCGCGCTCGAACCACCACCAGACAGAGTCGATGGCTTCCACTTGCTTGCGGAGTCGTCCCACTGGAGAACCTGGTCGTCCTGAACGCCGCTGGTATCTACGTCGGTGATGTTGTTGATCGTGGCCTTGTTTGGCTTGGTAGCGAGATCAGAGATCAGGTTCGTGACATCACCTTGCGAATGCTGGTGGCTGATGTTCGCCGCGCCTACATTGGCGGCTGACAGGACGATGTTCCCATCGTTGTCCGTATCGCTGATGCTATTGACAGAGGTGATACCACCACCACTGCCGCCACTTCCTCCGGAG